CCCCACGCTCCACCAGTTGACATCAGCCGCGGATCAGGCAAGCATCAAAAAGCCGGTCCGCGGCTGTTTTTATGAGATTGACGGTTTCAGAAAGTCTCACTAAAATACGGTCAATATCAGGTAGTTGACGGGCACAGAATCGGACACAAAGGGAAAATCGGAAAGGCTGTGTCCGTCACGGGAGGCGAAACCCTGTGTTGACCGATGTCCAGGTTCGGAAATTGGCGCCCAAAAAGAAGCGGTATTCGGTTCTCGATGGCCAGGGACTGTACATTGAAGTGATGCCGACCGGCAAGAAGTTTTGGCGGCTGCGTAAAGCGTTTGGGAAAAAGGAAATGAAGCGTTCTCTGGGGCAATACCCGGATGTTTCCCTCAAAGAGGCGCGACGATTGCGCGACCGGATGATCGACGAGCTCGAGGCAGAAGCGGAGGGGCAGCCCAAACGAGCAACTTTCCGCGAGGTCGCCGATGAATGGCTCGAAAAGCGAGTTGAACCCGTAAGAACATACGGGCACATCAGGACCATCACCTCCCGCCTGCAAAGGCTCATCCTCCCATATATCGGAGACAAGCCGATCAACGAGGTCTCCGCTCCGGATCTTCTTTCCATCGTTCGCAGGATCGAAAACAGGGGACAGATAGAAACGGCCCACAGGGCCCTACAGATCTGCGGCCAGGTCATGAGATATGCGATTGCTACGGGAAGGGCAGACCGGGACCCCTCCGGTGACCTTCGCGGCGCCGTCATGCCGAAAAGGAAAGTCCACTATCCCACGATTACTGACCCCAAAAAAATCGGAGCCCTTATGAGGGCCATAGACGCCCTCAGCGGGTCTCCCATGATCAGGGCCGCCCTCAAGTTCCAGGCGTATACCTTCGTTCGTCCTGGAGAGCTCAGGAGGGCGGAGTGGTCGGAAATAGACACGAAGGAAGCCCTCTGGAAGATCCCGGCGGAGAAGATGAAGATGCGCCGGCCGCACCTGGTGCCCCTTTCCCGGCAGGCCCTCGAGGTCCTCGAGGAGCTCCGTCACCTTACGGGGCAGTCACGTTACCTTTTCCCATCTCCCAGGGATCTGAAGCGCCCCATGTCCGACGCCACGGTCAATGCGGCGATCCGCCGGATGGGGTACTCTCAGCAAGAGTTTACCGGCCACAGTTTCCGGAGCATGGCCTCGACGATACTGCATGAACACAAATGGCAGCCGGCAGTCATCGAACGGCAGCTTGCTCATGCCGAGCGAAACACCGTCAGCGCGGCCTATAATCATGCTGAATACTTGGATGAACGAACAGAGATGATGCAGTGGTGGGCGGATTGGTTGGATGAAACGAGACGGAATTAAGCAACAATATATCGGTGTCCCGGTCCTTACTTGTTTGCATTAGAGTTTTCAGTGCTCTCTCGATCGCAAATATTCGCCGAGTCGAGCTTCTCGTAATCTATTTGAAACTCTCCCAACTCAACCATCAGGCGGTACATATGCTTGCAGGGAAATCGGCGATTCGCGAAATCCATACACGTACACCCGGAAGGTGACGTGAAATATACTGTTTCCTCAGATCCCTGGAAGAATGCTGTCCTTTTTTCTCTATCGAGGTTAATAGGTACGTATTGATTCGAGAGAGCCCTTGCCTGGCGTTTTAACTGGGCGGGGTGGTCATGAATCGATTTCCCCATCTTCACCAAAGCCCGAAGCTCTTGTATCTCCTTTTTCCTGATTTCTTCGAGGTAGGTGGGATCTCTTTTCACTGTCTTAAACTTTCAATAACCCCGAGCTGAGCTGCCTGTTACTTGTACCCATTCGGGGACCGGTCTCAGAATTACCAGTGCGAGCCATGCGCGGGGAATATCCCTGTTATTAGATATTCGACGAAATAATCTTGAGTTACCTCGACACGCGAACATCCCACCTGAAGAGTGAGCGAATCCTTGTCTATGAAGTATTGCCTGAAAGCGACTTTGCCGGGATCTCTTGGGACCCCTCTTTTCTCCGGCACAGCTTCTTCAGCTTCCAGTATCTGCAGACAATATGACATTTTCTTAAGAGCCATTCCCCAACAACATCCATAAACGTTGCAATGAGAATAAAGGGTATCTCCAGCCTGGAAAGAAAAAGCCGATCCTTGTGTCCAAACCAGTTGACTCTTTCCGTCGATTTTCCGCTCCGTTTGGGTAATATCCAAAGCACTGTTGAATCCTGGAGGGAGCTCGAAAAACCAGTTGGGGTCATTCGAATCTGGAGACTTAAGCAGCTCCGGGGACCGGATCTTCCGTTTCCCTTCAGGTTTCGTCAATTTATGCAGGAGATCCAAAGCCTTCTTGTTCATAATCATCCTCCCCATTGAGCATCGTCAGAAAATCTGATTCATCGATTATCTCTATCGGATATCCTTCGGCGGCAAATCTCTCAGCTTGCTTCATTTTTGAGCTCTTCTTGCCATCCTTCAGCCGCTGCAGGTCCTGTATCCCTACCACCAAATAATTTGTTCCTCGAGTAATACGCATGTCTGGGTCCCCCCCGACGTCGAGAACGGCTTGCATGGCTTTTTCTCTGGTCATTGACATAAGTGTTCCCGTGAAAACAACCTTCTTGGCATACAAAGGATGATTAGGTCTGGCATCCGGATTGATCGCAGTATCATTCGCAAGCTTCCGGAGTCTGTCATTTCTGCACCCGCAACTTCTTTGCGAATTGATACCTGGCGCAGAGCATGGTGTATATCCTGAAGGGCAGAGCTTCCCATTTGTTATTCCAAGGTCTGAGGCAAGGCGATCAAGGGAATGGGTTTTTCTTAATTGACAGGCTCTTATTACGATTTCCGCAGCGCAATTCGCATCATCAAGAGGATTATGGTGTTGTAGTGGTATCTCAAGGAAAGAAGCAAGTAAATCCAGCCTGTAAGAACTCAGATTTGGCCAAAGGGCCTTTGAGACGAGCTGGGTGCAATAAAAGCCGAGATCAGGATATTCGATTTGATAAAGCTCAATAGTTCGCCTGAGAACGCTGAGGTCAAACGAAGCATTATGAGCGATGATCGTTTGCTTATTGAGGTAGGGAAAAATTTCTGGCCAGATATCGGGGAATTCCGGAGCCTTTTCGATGTCAAACTCTATCATGCCGTGGATCATAGAGTTGATTGCGTCGAACCAGAGATATTCCTTATGTGGCTTGATGATCCAGTTCCGCTTTGTAGTCACTTTGCCGTTTTCAACTACGGCGATCCCTAGGGCACATGGACTACACCTTTTTGCATTTGCCGTTTCAAAATCGATCGCAACAAAATCCGCCACCATGCCTTCACCTCCAAAGGCACTGTTTTTACTCGACAAATCCTCTCACTCGTTCCGTTTCGGAACCACCTTCACGAAGGTAACCTTGCCGATGACCTTGAGAAGTCCGTTTTCTACGTCTTCCCTGGAGAACCTTTTCGGCGGGTATTTGGGCGACGAGGCGCGCAGCTCGATGCTGCCGTCGGGATGGAAGTGCACCCATTTCACCGCCCAGTCGCCACGTACCCCATAACACGTCAGGCAGACGTCGCCGTCGCGAATCTCTTCGGCAGGGTTCACGACGATCTCTGAACCGTCCGGTATGCCGGCCTCGGTCATCGATTCCCCTTCCACGCGAATGGCAAAAGGTTTTTTGTCCGCATCCACGGAAATGACGCCTATCCATTCCCGCGGCAATACCAGGTTCTTTCCCGCTTCCAGCATGACTCCATGCATCCCTCCGTTCCCTTCTCCGGCGCACACGATTGCTGTCGGATCGAGAAGGGGAACGGGATACCATTCGTCAGGAGAAAAGGGTTTTGCGCCTTCCGGGAGTGCAACTCGATTGTCCTCCCCCATGATGTAAGAAACAGAAACACCTAATGCCCGCGCAAGATTAATGACGTTCTGTCCCTCTGGAGAATATCGTTCTTTTTCCCAGTCCAAGACAGTGGTTTTTGCAACGCCTACTTCTCGTGCCAAGTCTTGCTGCGTCCATCCTTTTTCTTTTCGAAGCCGGCGAATTTCCTGTCCTTTAATCATGGTAACCTCCAATGTTTCAAGTACAAGCTACTTTTATAAACTGGTTTAGTCAAGAACAGTAAACCCTACCTATCCAGTCGTATATACTTGACAAATTCTATATATGGTCATAATATCCAAGTACACCAGAATATTGGAGGCGATAAGAATGGGGTACGGAGAGGTTATAAAAGAAGCTAGAAAGAGATGTGGCATGACTCAGGACGACTTGAGCCAGAAAATCGGGTGCACACGAACTACTATTTGTGATTGGGAGAAAGAGAAATATCCTCCTACCGACGCGAAAAATATTGCTGCACTTGAAATAGCTTTAGGATTCCAAAGCGGCGAACTTTTCTCATTGATCTACTCAAACCCTTCGGAGCCCGTACGGGACACATCGCAGTAGGTGTTTCGTACGGGCTTTCCTGTGATCTGGCGACGGCACTGGCGGAAGAGGAGCGGGCGAGACGGGCGTACCTGGAGACCTTCGACGAACCGGAAGAAAGCTTCGTGATCGGCTGCGATCTCAACAGAAACGGCCGGGCGGATCTTCCGCAGACGCAGAAATATATCGAGGCGCGGAACGCGTATCTCGAATCCATCGCCCAAACAAACCGGATCGTCGCCGAACTGGCAGCGCTGGCGGAAGAGAACGAGAAAGAAGCCATCTAAGGAAAGAGGGGGCGGTGAAACGGATGACTCAAGTCGTTGAATTCCCTTATGAAGCATCTGCTGAGAGTCTCGGCGTCGTGATCCGCGACCAACGCGTGGTCGTTTCGAGCCGGGATGTCGCCAGGGTGTTCGAGAAGAAGCATCGTCGAGTCCTTCAGGACATCCGGGAGCTCGGCTGCAGCCGTGAATTCCGACTGCACAATTTCGTGCAGTCCTCCTACATCAACGAACAGGATCGCGAAATGCCGGAATACCTCATGACCCGGGACGGATTCACGCTCCTGGCGATGGGGTACACGGGCCCGAAGGCCATGAAGTTCAAGGAGGCTTACATTTTCGAGTTCAACCGGATGGAACGGGCCCTGAAAGAACAGGTCATGGACGAGGCGGAGCTTCTGGCCAGACTAGCGGCGAACATGGCCGAGTTCCAGAAGAAGCAGCGGGCCATCAACGGGATCCATTCGGCTCGCCTGGTGGCCCTCGAGGAACGGGTGACGGCACAAAGCCGGGTTCGTGACGAGGCCGTGGAATATCTCCGGAGGCTTCCGGAACCGTCGGCCGTCCCGCCGGCGAAATCTCCGAGGATCCTGACCTACCAAAGGACCCTCTTATGGGCGAGGCGAAACGGACTTTCTCCGCAGGAAGCATTCAATTACCTGTACCGCGAATTTGCGGCGAGGTACCACGTGGATCTCAAGACCAGGGCGAAGAACAGAAAGATGGATTCGGTACTGAAGTACGCCGAGCGAGACGGTTTTATCGACGAAGTGTATGTGCTCGCGTGTCATCTTTTCCCGGCAGAAGACAGGGAACCGGTTCTGGTCTGAGGGCAAGGGAGGTCAGACAAAATGGCAGGTCAAACGGTTTTTGTAGTCGACGAATCGATGCCCGAGCAAATACGGCAGCTGGGCGCAAAGATCGAGCAGCTGTCGAGAGAGCTCGAGAAGCACAGAAGGGAAGCGAGCAAGGGCGAGTCTTACGAATACGGGTTCATGCGGCTTCCGCAGATCCTCGAGATCATCCCGGTCAGCAAGCCTACCTGGTGGCGATGGGTCTCGGAGGGCATCGCGCCGAAGGGCGTGAAGCTGAGCAAGTCTATCACGGTATGGCGGGTGGAGGATGTCCGGGCGTTTGCCGAAAAGGTCGCAGCCGAAGGTCTGGAGGGTGTTCGCGATGTATGATCCGGAACTGAAGGAGTTCATTAACGCCGTGATGCCGGGTGCGTACGACGAACGCCCCGACAAGAGCCGGGGCGCCGCCAAGAAGGGGATCTTTTCAGGGAGCTGCAACTCCCGTGTCGATTGTACCACCGGAGTACGGCCATGAACCGCCTCTTCGTGATGCTTATTGCAGTCGCGGTGTTGGCCGGCGTCGCCATGGCGCACACGGCATGGGAAAAATCAGGCGACGACTACCTGGAGTTTTTGCGGGAGGTTTCCGTCGAGCATGTCGTGATGCCGAAGGAAACGCTCTGGGATATTGCCAAGAATTACCATCCCGAAAGAGATCCCAGGGAAGTCATTTATTACGTCCGGAAAATCAACGGTCTCGAGGGTCCGCGAGGGCCGATGCTGCAGGTCGGTCAGCGGGTCAGGGTGCCGGTGGTGTTCTGAGGGGAGGGAGTTGTCATGAAACAGAAGAAAGTTGAAGTACAGGTCCAGTCGACTGAGGCGTTTACTCAATGGGTGGAAGCCTTTTCTGAAGCGGTTGAAAAACTCAATGGCGCTACACGAGAGATAAAGGCTCTCTTAGCTGAGAGGCCTAAACTGAAGATTTCATCAACCGCTGCGGAGGAATCCGAGTGAAACTAGATTTCTATGTCGAAATCTCCGAGATACTTTTTAAGGTCCTTCATTTTTTTGTTTAGTCGGTTGATGTCTCTTTTGGTTTTGGGGTCGGGAGAAAGTTCCATTTTCGTGCCGCATCTTTTGTAGGTGATCGTTTTGCGTTTTCGGACATCATCCAATGTGACGGTAGCCTTTTTGCCGCAGTCGCATTCGATTTCGAAAGTAATATTTTCGACTCTGGACATTCTAACCTCCTTTTTTCTCCGCAGCGGCATCTTGATGGTAACGCCAATTACGAAACAAATAATTAACTACAGCTCGATTCAGACGTTGATTGTTTGAGGAGGCGGATCATGGCTCACAAGCGGTTTATCACAAGTGGAATTTCAACAGACGAAAGACTTGCCCCTGTGGCGGCCGAGGACGTTCAATGCGCCTTGATGTGGCCATGGCTTCTACTCGAGTTTGATGACTGGGGCCGAGCGGAATTTTCACCGGTGCGAACGAAGCTTTCCAGATTCCCGGCGTTTGCCGCTTTATCCCCGGAGGATATCGAGCGCGCCATCAATCTTTTCATCAAACATGGGCTAATGCACAAATATGAAGAAGACGACAAGTCATATCTTGCCGTGCGCCCGCGCTCTTGGATCAAACACCAGACATACCTGGTCGGGACGAAACGGCCCGGTGCCGATTCGAAATTTCCGGCTCCGGAGAACCCCCCATGGTCAAAAGAAGAAGAAATCGAACTTCGCATCACCATGACAAGAACGTCGGACCGGTCCAAGGTCGAAAGGCAATTGACGGAAACGTCAGCTGCCAATTCCGAATGTCAGCTGACAACGGCTGACGTCAGCCGACAGTCGGGAATGTCAGTACCTTCCCTTTCCCCTTCACCTTCCCCTTCACCTTCACCTACAAAAACCAAAAACAAAAAAGACATGTCCGGCGAAAGTGCCGCCGGACTTTCCGCCGAGTTTGACGAGTGGTGGGAAGGGTACCCCAGGAAGGACGCGAAAAAAGAGGCGCTGGCCAAGTACAAGGCCACCCGTCGCAAGGGCGTGGACCGTGAGGACCTCTTTCGTGCCCGTGACGTCTATGCCAGGTACGTCAGGTCCCAGGCGACGGAGAAGCAGTTCATGCTGCTGGCAAAGACCTTTCTCGGTCCGAACGAGCGATGGCGGGACTGGCTTAAGGGGCCCCCGGTGACGGGACGGTCGGCGGAACCGGCGTCGGCTTCGGATTTTGCGGACGAACGCAGGGAGATCGACGAACTTTTCGGGGGTGATCAGCGTGCCTGGTGGCAATGGCGAAAGGCGGGAAGGCCTGAAATCGGCGAATGGCATCGTGGCAGAGGTAATGGGTCGGCTGGAAACGGTGCAGGAGACCGCGAAAAGCCTGGCTGACTGTCCGGGTACGTGCCGGAACGGGAAGCTGGAGCTCTCGTGTGAGGGAAAGCCCTTCTGGTGGCCGTGCCCGTTGATGACCAAAGACTGCGAGTACGGAGCGAAGCTGTACCGGCAGTTCGTGGAGCAGATCCGGCTGGCGATCGTGGGGCTGGACATCCCGAGGGTCCATGTCGGGAACTTTGCCGACCCCAGGCCAACGACGGCCCTGAAGGCAGCGCGGGAGTGGAGTGGTGCCGGGTTTTTGGTCCTGATCGGGCCGACGGATACGGGGAAGTCGTATGCAGCCGCCTGGGCGGTGAAGCGTTTCGCGGAACGGTGCATTGATCGAGACGCCTGGCGCCGGCCGGACAAATGGCACGAGAGCGTGGCGAGGATCCAGCGATCGATCCGGTGGGTGCACATCCAGGAGCTCCTCGAGGCAAGAGACAACAGGGACCGGATCCTCAAGGCCCGGTTTTTGGTGATCGATGACCTTGCGAGCGAGGACGCGACGCCGAGAACGAAATCGGTCATCAATTACGCGATTTCGACGAGGTACGACGACCGGCTCCCGACGGTGATCACGGCGAACCTGACGCGGCGGGAGATGGAGGATCGTTACGGCGGTCGCCTTATGGACAGGCTGTTTTGCGCTGGAACCATCGTCGATTGTGATGGGCCGGGGCTCCGGGCGGAAGTGGGGTGAGTTGAATGCCGAACAAGAACCTGCATGAAGTTTGCGGACACATCGGAAGGCCTCCGGAAGTTCGCGCTACGAGAACGGGCAGGACCTATTGCCGGTTTTCCGTGGCTACGAATAACAACTACTCGAAAAACGGCAAGTGGGTCGAGGTTCCTCCGAGCTGGCACCAGGTCGTGATCTGGGGAGATCTCGCAGATCTGGTCGCCGCAGAGTTCAAAAAAGGCGATGCGGTCATGGTGAGGGGCAAAAGCCATACGAGGAGCTTCACGAAAAACGGACAGACGGCCTGGCTGACGGAACTGACGGCCTTCGAGGTTTATCGGCCGATTTACGTTCGCAAAGCCGGGTCGGCGAATCTACCGGATCCGGAAGATCCATGGAATTACGAGGAAACAGACATGCATGACCAGGGCGATGATCCGGATTTCCCCTTCGGAGGCGGCAATGGGTAGGGTCGCCGTCTTGCTCCCGCGCGAAAAAGAGGAAATATGCCGCCGGGCCCGATCCGGGGAGACGATTCGCGAAATAGCGGCAAGTTTTAATGTTTCGGAATCTACTATTTCCAAGTTTTTGCATGAACGCGGGTTCGCACGACGGCACAGAACCGGACAGTCGCGTGCCAGACAATGGATGGGGAGCGACCAGCAGCGCCTCGAGGAGATGATGTCCCGCGGTATGACATCGGAGGATATTGCCTTTGCGATGGACCGCCCGGTGGCAACGATACGACGAAAGATGCTTGAGACTCGAAAGCGCAGGGAAGGCGTTACGGATTTCGAGATCGGAAAGAAATACATGCTTCTGCAAAGGCAGCTGAGGAAGCTGGGAGTGGAAGACGAAATGCGATGTCGGTATGAAGGTTCATGCCCTGGCTATCGAGTGAAACACCATCTTTTCCGGAGCGTTTCTGGAGGGTATCTGATCGCCATTTCCGACAGGCAGATGTATGACTATGAGATCAGGGAGGCGGGGAAATGAGCAGAAGAAGTGAAAGCATAAATGTATCTCAAACGCAGCGCCAGGCGGATCCGAAGATCGAATGGTTTCACAGGTACCACCAGGCCGTCAGATATCTTCTTGAGGTCGTCAAACCGGATACGGAACTTCCTTTCGCAGTTGGGGAAGCACTGTCCGACCTCAAAAGGATTCGCGACGAGGTGGAGGGGAATTAGCTATGTGTGATCGGCTCTGGATCCCTTATTCAGGGTTTCAATATGACCTTTTTTCTCAGAAACCCGGGGAAGGTGGACAGAGGGATCTCGATCTCATAAAGAGCTGGGGGCTGGAATATCGGAAAACTCCAGAAGGCGAGCCGAACGTTGCAGACCTTTTGAACCCAGGAGACATCATATCCACGAACTACGGTCAGGCTCTGGAGCATCGGTTCGGGCTGATTTTCGAGGTCCTGGAAACTCGTGGCCCATTTTACTTTAGTCCCTTGGAACAGCCGGGTACGAAATATCCCAATTACAGCGCAATCTGTAGATCGACTGATGGATCTTATACCTGGAGTGAATTATGGTTCAACGAATTGGTTGCAGTTGGGAAAAGGATCTTGCATCTCTTCAAGAACAATGATTCGGAGATTTTCGTGCTCGAAAAGCGAACGAGAGCATTTCAGAGGTCGTTATTCGGAACGGAGGTCCCAATATGACCAACAAGGAGACGAAGGTCAGGCGTATTCGTTTGCTCATGCAACGCAGACCGCAATATATTACACCTTCAAGTTATAGACGGATGCGTCGAGTGATTCTCGGAATAGTCGGACCCGGCGGTGAAAGTAGCGAAGGGAACATCTTCAGATGGAAAAGATCAATATTCCGAAAAGAAAAGGATTGGGAAATCTTTATTTACCTGTATCAAACGCCAAATGGATATTGGTATTACGGTTACAGCTGCTTGAGATGGGCAGGGGATCCGGTTCAGATCATTTACCATCCTAGCATTTTCAACAGACCTCCCTCAGAAAGCCGGGAAACGGCAGTGAATGCTGCTATAGCCGAAGTACTCGAGCATTTCCGGAAAGGGTTTCGTGAGACGACCAAAAAACAACAAGTTATGCGCGAGATGACAACCTGGCTTGAAAATCAAATGTATGATCATCCAGAGCAATTAAGCATGTTCGAAAGGGAGCTGGCGTGATGAAGACACCAGCCGAAACCGCCAGGGACATCATCCTAAGTGCGTTGCCAGTGATTCGAAAGACCAATAGCCATGGAGGTGCAGAAGTGAACCCAGTACATAAGACAGAAATGAATTTCCTAGAAGCTCATCTCGCAGAAGCCGCAGACCTGTTGGAAGAGGCGCGGAAGCTCGGCGACCCGGTCGGGTCGGTTCAGTTTGCATCGATCGTCGACGAAATACAGGAGAAGCTCAAGGCGATATCCGAATATGGAGGCAATAAATCCAATACTCCCCTTGATTCCGTATACCCGAGTCAGCAAAAGGAAGAGCCGGCGAATAATTTTGACGCCGGAAAACTCAGATACGACCTGATTCCGCCCGATGCTTTACGCGAACTCGCAAGAGTCTATACCGTAGGCGCTCAGAAATACGGGGATAGGAACTGGGAAAAAGGCATGAGCTGGGGAAGAGCTTTCGGAAGCCTCATGCGTCATTTGTGGGATTGGTTTTGGGGAGTTGAAGCCGACGATGAAGACGGGTTACATCCTCTAGCTCACGGGGCCTTCAGAGTGTTCCAACTGCTTGCCTACTCGCTGCGGGGAATCGGGACCGACGACAGACCGAAAGGGGCTGGACCTGGTGAGTGAGGAAAAGATGAATGAGCATCCCGATCCCCAGAGACGCCGGTTCAGGTGCCGGCATTGGAGCATGGAGGAGGAAAGATGCCGCCTGCACATGCGGAGTTGTGAGATGTGTTTCATGTTCGATCGGATGAACGATTCGGAGTATAGAGCCCGAGCCAGGCGGTGGGGGCTGCAGGTACAGGAGCTGCTTTTCGAGGAGATGCAAAACAATGACTTGTGAGAAACACGAATACAGAAGCGGCTTTCGCACAACGAAACCATAAAAACGGCCCTGTCTAGAATTACGGCGATGTGCCTCAGGGAATTGGCCCTGAGGTATGCCCAGGATATGGGCAGGGATCTGTGAGAGGGGGATTCGGTATGGGCTTGCCTGCCCACGTGAAACGTTTCGTTCTGTCTGAGGTCCGGTCATTGGAATACTATCAGCGGGAAATAGAGTTCCGGAAGCGTCGTATCGACGAGCTCGAGCAGGAGAAAGACACCGTTATTTTGCCGGATCGTTCCTTCGACAGGGAGCGTGTAAAAGGCGGCAAGCCGGCGGACCCTGCCCAGCTGCGAGCCCTGTATCTCCAGGAGGAACTCGAACATCACCAGGAACGATATCGGATTCTGGCCAGAAAGGTGAAGATCCTGAACGAGGCGCTGGATATCCTGGACCCTGAACGACGCCATGTCCTGCTTTGGGCATCCCAACGAGAATCAGAACGCCCTACGGCAGAGACGTTTGCGCAGCGATTCTCCGTGTGCGAAAAGACCGTTTACAGGTGGCAGATCGATGCAGTGGAGCGGATTGCGCCGTTGTTGTTGGGAGTTTTCGGGTTGTAGATATTCGCCCCCCTTGACATATATTTATATTTCTATATACTTATATGCAAGGGAGGTGGACAGGATGGCATGGACGGAAGTTGAATGCAGGGAATGCGGAAGCAAATTTGATGTCCAAATGTACGGGCCCCATAAAGACAGAGAGTGGAGAGTTGAGCATCTTTTCTGGCTTTGCGATGAATGCAAGACCAAGAAGAGAGAAGAAGAAGCAAAAAAAGCTGCACAAGAAAGCCAAGAAATGGAATTGCCTGAGTTGGTCGGAAGTGAGAAACAGATCCAATGGGCATTGAAAATCCGGTTGCAAGCAATAAAACAAATCGATGAAACAATTGAGCAGGGGCGGAACTGGTTTCAAATCGAACAAAAGCGTCGATTCAGTCTGTACCATGGAGAATCCCAATTAAAAACAGATAATCATAAAGAAAAGGAAATAGAAAATGATCCTGAAAAAATAGAAAAGATGCTTATGCATCTTGGTAAGCAAGAAATCCTTAAGGAAACGAAAGCCTCCTGGTGGATAGACAATAGAAATGTGGATTGGGGAATTATTGCAAGAGAAAGGGGAAAGAAGTTCAAAAACTCCCCTGAAGTTACGGGAAATTATCTCGAGGCCGAGGCGGCAAAAGAAGCGAAGGCAGAAGCAACGGTCAGGCCAACGGAAACAGTTACAGAAAACGTTGCCGAAATAGCTTACAAGAATGACAAAATAGAAATTTCTTTCCCTGAAAAACGAGAGGACTTCAGGGAAGTAGTCAAGGGTTTGCGATTCACATGGGATAGTGATAAGCGCACGTGGACACGCCGCATCAATAAATTCAATGGTCCCACCAAAGACCGCATGGCTGAAGCGGGCAATAAAATCCTTTCAATTGGTATCCCTATCCGAATTTTTGATGAAGACATCCGCAAAGCCGCCATCAATGCAGATTTCCAGCCAGAACAAACAAGATGGGTTGCCAAGAATACAAATACTGGATGGTTCAGCATAAGCTGGAACCATAAAAATGAAGATTTTTATTCTCAGGCACGGAAACTTACGGGGTCCAGGTATGACAGGGATACCAGAAGCGTTCTTGTCCCGCCTGAGAGTTTTCAGGAAGTTCTGGATTTTGCTGACATGTATGGTTTCTGTTTGAGTGAAAAAGCTCAGGCAGTCGCAGACAAGGCGAGAGAAGAGAAAGAAAAAAGCCTTGTCGCGGATCCCGCAGAAACGAAAACTATCAAAAAAGCCAAACCTAAATCGAAGCCTGAACCTCTTGAGGTTCCTAAAGAGGAAACCATAGATGAAGAGCTTCGAGACGACGACTGAACTCATGAGCCACCAGCGCGAGGCGGTTGCAAAGATCCTTCCGTCTCGCGTTGGTGCTTTGTTTATGGATATGGGGACCGGGAAAACGAGAACTGCGATTGAGCTAGTCAGGATCCGCAGTAAAAAGATCAGCAAAGTCATCTGGTTCTGTCCTGTCTCGCTCAAAGAAACAATCAGGTATGAAATTCTGAAGCACACTACCTGCACCAAGGAAGATATTTATGTCTTTAACGGGAAGACTAAGAGTAACATAATCCCTGACGTGCGGTGGTATGTGATTGGAATCGAATCAATCAGCGCGAGCAACCGAGAAGCATGTGCCGCATATAATCTGATAGATGAAAATTCATTTGTAATTGTTGATGAGTCGAGCTATATCAAAGGGCACAAGGCAAAACGTACCGAGAGAATAACCTTCTATGCCCGAAAATGCCGGTATAGGCTTATCCTGACAGGCACGCCTATATCGCAAGGATATCAAGACCTTTTCGCACAAATGAGATTTTTGAGCCCGAAAATCCTCGGCTACAACAGCTTTTATTCTTTTGCAACAAATCACCTTGAGTATCACCCAAAATTCCATGGCATGATAGTCCGGGCACATAACACAGCGTATCTAGCAGCCAAGATTAAGCCATATACATACCAGGTAACAAAGGATGAGTGCCTGGACCTGCCTCCTAAACTCTTTGATTCTCGGTATTTTTTCATGACTCCGGAACAACGAAGAGCATATGAACGGGCTAAGAACGAGATCCTTCTTGAATACGACCCTGACGACTGGAGTTCCATCGTGATATTCAGGCTATTTTCCACGCTTCAATCAATCATTTGCGGCTTTTGGAACAGAAATGGGGAGCTGTTAACCTTCCAACATAGACGCGTTGAAACATGCATGGACGCACTGCAGGCGATCCCAGCCGGCGAAAAGGTTGTAATCTGGACGAAATATAAATTCTCTGTGCGAGAAATCCAGGAGGCAATACAAGAGCTTTACGGGAAGTGTTCCGTCGCCGAGTTCCACGGTGGTAACCTCAAGGTTCGAAATAAAGAACTTGACCGATTCCGGAACGATAAGCGAACTCGTTTCCTAGTGGCAAATCAAAGTTGTGGTGGACATGGATTGACCATCACGGAGGCAAGATATGCGATATTTTACGCCGATGGATTTAAGTATTCCGAACGCCTACAGGCAGAGGATAGATGTCACCGGATAGGACAGAAGGACCCGGTCACGTATATCTCAATTCGGTGCTTGGATAGCATCGATGAGCGTATAGAAACTGCTTTGATGAAAAAAAGGGATACACTGTCGATGTTCCGCAAGGAGGTCGACAAGGTGAAGAAGACCAATAAAGACAAGCTTCGGGAGTTGGTGAAATCACTGTGAGTAAAACTTATCTTACTGAGAATGTTCTGACCGCCGCAAGGCGCCGCATATCACAGATTTTCGACGAGTTTGATCGGATTTTAGTGTCGTTTTCCGGCGGCAAAGATTCCACGGTAATGCTTGACTTGGTGATTCGAGAGGCACAAAGGCGAGGGCGTTTGCCCGTCGATGTGCTGTTTATCGATTGGGAAGCACAGTACCAGGTAACGATCGAACATGTCAAGGAAATGCTGTCCGATCCTGCAAAAACTCGGGCCTGGTGGATATGCCTGCCACTTACGACAGATAACGGAAGCTCGATGCATGAACCCCTTTGGACGTCGTGGGACCCTGAAAAAAAAGATCTGTGGGTACGGGAGATGCCGGAAAGATCGGACGTAATCAACGATTATGATGCGCTTCCGTTCTATCGCTTCGGCATGTTCTTCGAGGAGTTTGTGCCGGAGTTTCAGAATTGGTTCGCCGGCGAGGATAAACTGGCATGTTTTGTTGGTCTTCGTGCGGACGAAAGCCTGAATAGATTCCGTGCGATCAAAAAAAAGCGCCCCACCCGATATAACGGTTGGAGTTGGACTCGAATTATGGGGAAAGAAGGCAACTCGGTTGCCGTATACCCGATCTATGACTGGCGTGTCCAAGACATTTGGGCGTATATCGGGAAAAACAATCTCCCGTATAACAGGATTTATGACCGGATGTATTGGCTCGGAATCTCCCTGCATGAGATGAGGATAAACGAGCCTTATGGACCGGAAGCCCGTCGTGGGCTTGATAAATACCACCCACTCGAGCCTGAGACGTGGAGCAAAATGGTTGAGCGTGTCGGCGGGGTGAATTTCGGTAAGCTTTCGGGGCTCACAAGGCTTTTTGCCCGCGGCAACAAAATCGTCAGACCCAAGACATTCAAAACATGGAAAGACTACGCCATGTTCCTACTGGATACATACCCGCCGGAAGCACGGGCGCACTATCTTCGCCGGATAAACGTGCTCATAAAATGGTGGCAGGATAACAGGCGGCAGGAACTGGATGCCGCTGGCGTTCCTGAAGGTGATATTTATGACGATCACGATAACCCCAAAAAAGAATCCTGGCGTACGGTATGCAGAGTCCTTCTTGAAAATGATTTCTTCTGCACAAAATTGTGTTTCGGGGTGAACAAGCGCGAGAAGGAAAAATTCGAGGCGTTGAAGGAAAAGTACAGGGATATATAAGGGGGCGGGAGCAATGAAAATGATAGCAGAGTACAAGGGTTACAGAATATATCACATGAAGGCAGAAGATGACCCAAAGGCATTCTATGCAGAGATGGGCTCTATCTTTGCAAGCAGGGATATCCGTATGGAACTTGATGGATATCCGGTGGAAAACGAACCTGGTAGGAAATGGATCGTAGCCTACTGGGGGGATGAAGTGGTAGGCTTCCGAAGTTATGATGTGAACGAAAAGGGTGAAGGTATCTATTATGACGCTTGGGTTCGGGAAGATTGTCGGAAAAACGGGCTTTACCGATTTATGCTAGATCTCGCCGAGAGTGAGCTAAGAAGATCCTTTGAAGTAGTAAAAATTAAGGCAATTGGAAACCCAATCTCTGCCCCGATCCTGGAGAAGAAAGGCTTCCGTACCGTTAAGATGCGTGGAAAATTCCATGTAATGGAGAAGGTGTTGAAATGACCGAATCGTTATTCTCGGCAGTGGTAGACCAGATTGTTTCGGAAGCTGAGGAGGTTTTTAAACAACTTGACGATCTTGATCAAGAGATCAGGATCGAGGCTGTCAATAGGATAAGGCAAGTGCTCCATAAACACAGTTCGTTCCGTGATGATCCGGTTGATTGTGTCATGTGGGTGCCTGCCGATAAGGTACATGGCAATGACTATAACCCGAATGCTGTGGCGCCCCCGGAAATGAGGCTTTTGGAACACAGTATCAAAATGGATGGGTTTACCCAACCCATTGTGGCGTACCTGGAGAATGAACACTATACCGTTGTTGACGGGTTCCACCGCACCAGGGTAGCGAAGGAGTCCAGCGTGATCAAAAAGCATCTGAAAGGCTATGTCCCCGTGGCAATAGTCAGGGGGTCTCAGGCTGACCGCAAAAACCGGATGGCCGCAACGATCAGGCACAATCGCGCCCGTGGGGTCCATGAGGTAACGCCTATGATTGACCTAGTGGCGTCACTTATACGGGATGGGTGGAGTGATCATGAGGTTGCCAAAGAGCTCGGCATGGATGCCGACGAGGTGCTTCGTTTTAAGCAACATGCAGGATTGCCGGAGCTTTTTAAGGACCATCAATTTTCGCGGGCATGGGAGTGATGAAAATGACAGAAAAAGGGAAAACAAGAAAAATTATAATCAACTGTCCGGAAAGTCTAGCTTGGAAGTTTAAAGAAAAAGTAGCCAGAGATAAAACCAACATGACAGATATACTTATACAAAAGATCAAGGAATATGTAGAAGGCGAAAGGGAATAATATTTGCTCTATAAATGCTTGACAATGTTTAAAAGTAATTCCAAAATAGTGTCTAGCATTGGAGGTGTAATAAATGTCAAAAAAAGCAACTGCTCCCAGAATAGCCGAACAATCAGCGAAATTTTATTCCGAGGTTTTCCCTAGTTTAAATGCTGGCATGGAATATGTAGGCGATGCGTTCCCATTACTATATAAGCGCACATTGCTTTCTTTAAAAAACATATTCAGTCGAGCGGAATTATGTCTTTTAATCGACATTTTTAACGGAACATTTCTCACTCCTAATTTGGCTGGTCAACATCTGGAAATACAGGTAGAAGATGGAATCAAACTCGAGGGACTTGATGAAAAATGGGAGGTAGATAGTGAAAAACTGCTAGGTAAAATACAGAGCCTGAAATTTTTCGAACGTGTTTGTCTGGAAATATGGGCAAAAGGATTTTGGAATAAAAATCAAAATATGGATGAATGGCTTAAGAGCCTTTGCGATCAAAGCTCCAGCGTTACATAGATTTGATCCAGATCATCTCTCAGAATCCCCATATACCGAAGCGTCTCAGTCTGCGACGAGTGGTTCAACAGCTTTTGCAGTCTGCTGATATCCACGCCTTTTTTGTAGGCGTGGTAACAGAAAGTCTTCCGCATCGTGTGTGTTCCTATCCTCTCCTGTAACCCCACCTCTTTCGCTGCATCGGAGATTATCCGGTGCGCCTGCCTGGTCGTAAGCGGGCCCGTTCCCTTCCTGGAAGGAAACAACGGATCTCCCTTTTCAGGCCGACGCGTGTTCAGGTATTCCGACAGGGCGCTTCTGGCCGGGGTGTTCAGTGGGAAGTCTTTTACCTTTCCCGTTTTCTTTTCCCGCATCCGTATCCTGTCGGCGATCTTCAGTCTCCTGCTCCCGGGATCGAGGACGTCCTCAACCTTAAGGCTCAAAAGATCCGAGATCCTCAAGCCCGAATTGATTCCCAGGACGAACATGGCGTAGTCCCTGAGACTGCGCCTTTTTAATATTCTCTTGATGTCCTCGAGGTCGGTTTTCTTGCGGATCGGCTCGACGATTTCCATGGTGTTTCAGTTCTCCTTTTTAATCGAAATGGCCTGATTTGAAAAATATTTCATAACCTAGGATTTTGTACAGGTATTTTATCCTTCAGATATGCCGAAATGACTGTTGCCGTCTGGCTTTTCGTGTGCCCTGCGCGAATGTCCTAGAACGTCATTGAAAGACATTCGGAGGGCGCCTGGTTCGAGAATACTAAAGGTGAGATGGTTTTGAACGGTTGTGTACAAAAGATGTCCGATTTCTGTCCGTTTTCTTGTGCCCGAGAATGATTCAATGGTATCGGGGTATAACGCCCCCTTGAGGATGGAGCTCTGCGGGCAACGCCTCCCCCGCGGGGCTCCTTCTTTCTACGAACCTGGCTTTGTTATGTGTATGTAAACGGTCGGACCCGTTCATCGAGGACGGGACCAGGGGAGAACGCCCCAACATGCGAGGGGTGGGAGCGCGGGGCGTATATAAATGTCTGGAGAAAAATGGGTCCTTCCAAGGCTTTGCGGCCCAGGGGTCAGCGAAAGCCGCGGTGGTCCTCTAGCCACAGGGGGGCTGAAAAAGGGTTTCCGGTTCCGATTTTTGGCACTTTTTGAGGTGGTGAGATGGACAGTCTCGAAACGCGGACGATAACTAGTAAAGACCTCGCCTCGATCCTGGGAGTTACTACAAGGCGAATTCGGCAATTGACCCAGGAAGGAGTTTTTCCTCGGGTTGCCAGGGGGAAATACGTCCTGGGCGAAGCCATGCGGGCTTACATTTCGTATCTACAGACGAAGGCTAAAGAGGCTGTGGTGGATCCCAAGGATCTCAAGAAGGAGCTCACCAGGTTACGAAGGGCCCAGGCCGACAAAACGGAGCTTGAAGTCAAAGAATATCGCGGAGAACTCCATCGGGCGGAAGACGTGGAAGACGTATGGACGGAGATGCTTTCGAATTTCCGTGCAAGGGCCCTTGCCGTGCCTACGAAGCTTGCTCCCCAGATCCTCGGCATCGAGGACCTGAAAGAAATGCAGAAGGCGTTGAAGGATGCCGTCTACGAAGCGCTACAGGAGTTGAGCGAGTATGACCCGGACCGGATCACTGAGCGAGCTCGTAAGAAGCGCCGTTAAAGTCGTAGCTCCCCCACCGGACCTGACGGTATCCCAGTGGGCCGACCGGGAGCGGCGCCTTTCCAGTGAATCCAGCGCAGAACCCGGGCGCTGGAAAACAAGCAGGGCGCCGTACCAGCGGGAGATCATGGACGCCCTGAACGATCCGGCCACCGAAACAATCGTCGTCATGAGCTCCGCCCAGGTGGGCAAGACGGAGATCCTTCTCAACATCATCGGCTACTACATCGACCAGGACCCGGCACCGATTCTGCTTCTGCAGCCGACGCTCGAAATGGCCGAGGCCTTTTCGAAGGACCGCCTGGCTCCCATGCTCCGGGATACGCCGGCGCTTAAGGGCAAGGTCAAGGACCCGCGGAGCAGGGATTCAGGGAACACCCTTCTGCACAAGCAGTTTCCCGGCGGACATATAACCATGGCCGGCGGAAACTCTCCGGCGTCGTTGGCATCCAGGCCGATTCGGATTCTTCTAGCCGACGAGGTCGACAGATACCCCGTTTCGGCGGGATCCGAAGGCGATCCGTTGAGCCTCGCCGAGCGACGGACGTCCAACTTCTGGAACCGCAAGAAGGTCTACGTCAGCACGCCCGGTGTCCGGGGCATGTCCAGGATCGAAGCGGCTTACGAAAGCTCGACGCAGGAGCAGTGGTGCCTAACCTGTCCTTCCTGCGGGAAACCGCAGCCTCTGACGTGGGCGCAGCTTCATTTCGAGGACCTGACGCTCGAGTGCGTCCATTGTGGTGCACGACACGGGGAAATCGAGTGGAAGCGTCAGGAAGGACAGTGGGTCGCGAGAAAGGAACACTCCGTTCGGGGATTTCACCTGAACGCCCTGGCGTCTCCATGGAAGACCTGGAGTGAGATCATCGCCGAGTTCAAAGAGGCGAAACGGATCGGCCCCGAAGGGCTCAAGACGTGGGTGAATACCGTCCTCGGCGAGACATGGGAAGAAGAGGGAGACGTGATCGAGGAAGACGTCCTGCAGGCGCGGCAGGACCATTATGGCGCGGAGGTCCCTGATGGGGTCCTCGTACTTACGGCTGGCGTTGATACTCAGGACGACCGACTCGAGGTCGAGGTGGTCGGCTGGGGGCTCGGCAAGGAATCCTGGTCGATCGAATACAGGACCATCTACGGAGACCCCGGGCAGAATGCCGTCTGGGAACAGCTGGACGAATTCCTGGGACGTTTCTGGAGCTTTCCGTCGGGGCAGCTGCTCGGGATCTCATGCACCTGCATCGACTCGGGTGGCCACTTTACCGACCAGGTCTACAAGTTCTGCAAGGCGCGGGAGCACAGGAGGATCTTTGCGATCAAGGGGAAGGGCGGTCCCGGCAATCCCGTCATCGTCGGAAAACCCACCAGAAACAATCGACACCGGACGGCTCTTTTCACGCTTGGGGTGGACACCATCAAGGAGCTCTTTTTCTCGCGTCTCAAGGTAGAGGACCCGGGGCCGGGGTATTGCCATTTCCCGAAGGGACCGGAAAAGGGCCATGACAGGGCCTATTACCTGGGGATCACGTCGGAAAAGAAGATGCTCCGCTACAGGAAGGGGCGTCCTTACATCGAATGGGTGAAAAGGGGCTCCGGGACCCGAAACGAGCCGCTCGACTGTCGGATCTATGCGACGGGGGCCCTGGAGATCTTCAATCCGGATCTTGAGAAACTGGCAAAAGGCGGCTCGAAGGCACAGCTCTATGCCCAGAAATCTCCGATGACGGCCCAGAGGATGGGTGTCGGGAAACGGAGACGGGTCATCAGCAAGGGTATCGGTTAGGGGTGAAAACATGGCCGAATGGACACTGACTGAAGCACAGCAGCACCTGGACGATTGGCTGGCGGCCGAGCGGGCCCTTGCGACGGGCCAGTCCTACAACATGAACGGCTATTCGCTGACGCGTGCGGACCTTCAGACCGTACGGGACCGGATCAATTTCTGGCGTGCTGAGGTGGCGCGGCTTACGACCGGCCGAAAGAGCGGCCCGAAAATCTTCCGCGTCGTTCCGAGGGATCTGTGATGAGCATCGTCGATAGGCTTGTGGGGATCGTGTCGCCGGAGCGTGAGGAAAAGCGCCTTGCCGCCAGGGTCCGTGTGAGCACGATACGGCGGTTCATGAACAAGGGCTACGACCAGCACGGAGCGAGCGTGGTCAAAAAGATCCTTCGTGGGTGGCGGACACAGGCCGGGGATCCGGATGACGACATCGTCAAGAATCTGGCCAAGCTCCGGGAACGTTCGCGGGACCTCTGGATGGGGGAGTCCCTTGCCACGGGGGCCCTGAAGACGATCCGGACGAATGTCGTCGGACCGGGGCTGGTTCCGAACGCCATGATTCGAAACGACATTCTCGGTCTGACGGAGGACAAAAAGAGCGAATGGGAGCGTCGTGTGGAGGAACTCTGGACCTACTGGGCCGGGTCAGCAGAATGCGATATCCGGCGGCTGCACACCTTCGGAATGCTCCAGGGCCTTGCCATGCTCTCTGTCCTCATGAACGGTGACGCCTTCGTCTTGCTTCCCATGGTTCCCAGGGACGGGAGCCTCTTTGACCTTCGGGTCCGCCTGCTCGAATCGGACCGGGTCGGCGACCCATCGCCGAAGCCGAAGGATGCGGACGTGCTCGGGGGCGTCGAGGTCGACGAAAACGGGTGCCCTCAAGCCTACTGGATCGCGAACCGGCATCCCGCGGGAAGCGGGACTGGACAGATCAAATACGAACGCCTGGAGGCCTTCGGTAAGGATTCGGGCAGACGGAATATCCTGCACCTCATAGATCCGGAACGCATCGAGCAGCGCCGCGGGGTTCCCGTCCTGGCTCCGGTGATCGGGGACCTGAAGCAGCTCAGCAGGTACAAGGAGGCGGAACTCGTCGCGGCTGTAGTAAGCGGGTACTTTACGGTTTTCGTCAAGACGCCTGCACCGGGCGCGGAATCTCTCGGCGAGGCGATCCCACTGGAAGACCAGGTGGATGCCGACGATGCGACCACTATAGAGCTCGGCAACGGGTCCGTCGTGGGGCTTGCTCCGGGAGAGGACGTCACCACGGCGAGCCCGAGCCGGCCGAACTCTAATTTCGAGAGCTTCGTGGCCTCGATCTGCCGGCAGGTCGGAGCCGCCCTGGATCTGCCCTACGAGGTCCTGATCAAGCATTTTTCGTCCAGCTATTCGGCCTCGAGGGGAGCGCTCCTGGAGGCCTGGAAGTTTTTCAAGGTCCGGAGGGCATGGCTGGCAGCCATGAAGTGCCAGCCGATCTACGAAGAGTTCGTCACCGAAGCGGTAGCCCGGGGGTATCTCGAAGCCCCGGGCTTTTTTGATGACCCGTTGGTCCGGTGGGCCTACACGAGGGCCGACTGGAACGGGCCGACCCAGGGGCAGCTGGATCCTCTGAAGGAGGCCAAGGCCGCGAAGATTCGCGTCGATGAAGGCTTCAGCACACGAACCCGCGAGACTGCCGAGATGACCGGCGGCGACTGGGAGGCCTTCCATGCGCAGCGCGTTAAGGAGGAACGGATGCGCCGGGAGGCGGGATTCGGACCGTCCGAGCCGATGCCAGAAGAGAGGGATGACGATGCCACCGAAGGCGACACCACGACAACGTAAGGAAAGGGGCAAAGAGGGCCCCGATCGATATACAGCAGGAGGGAGGGAGGAAATGCCGAAACGTTTCTGGAGTTTCAGGGCGCAGGAAAACGGGGTGGCGGAACTGCTGCTTTACGGGGTGATCGACGAGGACGAATCATGGGGTGGCGTCGGGGCGAAGGAGTTTGCAGAAGAACTGAAAAAGCTCGGGGCCATACAGGAGATCCGGGTTCGGATCAACTCGTCGGGCGGATACGTTTTCGCCGGTCAGGCCATCTATTCGACGCTCAAGCGGCATCCGGCGACGGTGACGGTCTATATCGATGGTCTCGCCGCATCCATCGCGAGCGTCATCGCCATGGCTGGAGACAGGGTCATCATGCCGAAAAACGCGCTCATGATGGTCCATAACCCCTGGGGGCTCGCAATCGGCGACGCAGATGAAATGCGGAAGACGGCAGAGGTCCTCGACACCATCACGGAGACGATCATTTCCGCCTACCAGGACAAAACAGGGCTTGAGAGAAACGACATAATCGAGCTCATGGAGGCCGAGACCTGGATGACGGCCCGGGATGCCTTGGATTGGGGTTTCATCGACGAGATCGAAGGGGAAGGGCAGATTGCGGCATCCCTTCGCGGCCGGCAGCTGGTGGTCAAGTCCGAAACCGGCGAGGCGCGGCTTTCCCTGGAATCGCTCAAGCAGCCGGCGGAGATGAAGAAGAAAGTGGCGGCCTTGCCGGCCGCTCAAGCCGAAAGGCCTGAAAGCGGCGAAACGATTGAACCGGAAGGAGGAAAGGAAATGAACCTTGAAGAGCTGGCGGAACAGTATCCCGAGCTCCTGGAGGAAATCCGAAACCAGGCCAGAACGGAAGGGGCAAAGCAGGAGCGGGAGCGGATCAGAGCCATCGAGGATCTGGCGGTGAAGGGTTTCGATGAGATCGTGACTAAGGCGAAGTTTGAGGAGCCAGTCCAGCCTGAGGACGTGGCCGTTGCGATCATCAAGGCCCAGAAGGAACGGGGCGAAAAAGTGCTCGAAAGCCTGCGTCAGGACGCGAAGGCCCTCGAGGGCGTGGCGCCCGGGGCGACGGAACTCGACGCCGGAAAGGGCGAAGAGGACGAAGTCACGGCCCAGGCATCGAAGATCGCCTTGGCGTTCAAGCGGCGGTAGGCCGCGAAATGACAGAAAAGGGGTGAACGTGAAATGAGTGAAACTTACACGCCGGCGAATCTGTTTGCCGGAAGTTCCATGCCCATCGTGTCCGGAAAGATGACCCTGGCGTCTGGCCAGAATCTTTCCCTCGGGTCCGTGCTGGGCAAGATGACGAAGGCCATAGGCTCGGTCGTCACCGGAACAAACAATGGTGACGGCGAGGTTACCGGGGTCGCCCTCGGTGCTGAGGCGAAGATCGGAAGCTATGCGCTGGCTTGTACCGCGGCACCGTCTGAAGCCGGTGCGAACGATGCGGTCTTCGCCGTTTACGCACCCGACGGGTCGCGCCTTGAAGATGCGGTGCAGGGGGTGGCCTACGCGAACGGGCACCTGGAATTCACCATCGGGAATGCGACCGCTTCCGATTTTGCGGTGGGAGACAGCTTTTCCATTCCGGTGGCGGCCGGGTCCGGATACGCAAAGCTCGTCGACAGCGCGAGCGTGGACGGCAGCGCGAATCCCGTGGCGATCCTCGCCGATGACGTGGATGCCACGGAAGAGGACAAGCCCGCACCGGTCTACCTGACGGGCGAATTCAACGAAGATGCCCTGACCTTCGGAGGCAGCGACGGTGCGGATACGCATCGCGACGCCCTTCGGGCTCTCGGGATCTTCCTCAAGACGATTGGATAAGGGGGTGGCATGAATGCCCATCAGCATTTTTGAAACGCGCACCATGCTCAAAGCCCTGGAACAGAGACCGGCGCCGAAGACATTCATCCGGGACATGTTCTTCAGGGATGTGGAATATTCGGACACGTCGAAGGTGGATGTTGATATCCAAAAGGGTACGCGGAAAATGGCGCCCTTCGTCTCGCCCGTTCTGGCCGGTAAGGTCCTGGCGAACCAGGGCTTCACGACTCACACCTTCGAGGCGCCGCTTTTGAAGCCCAAAAAGCAGACCACCGCGGAGGACATCCTGAACCGGCTGCCCGGGGAAGCCCTCTATTCGGGCATGTCTCCCGACGAGCGGGCCGCGGTGAAGCTCGGGAAGGATCTGGCCGAGCTCGACGACGCCATCATTCGACGGGAAGAGTGGATGTGCGCGCAGGCGCTTTTCGCGGGGAAGATCGCCGTGGAGGGCGAGGGCATCAGCTACGAGATCGATTTCTCCGTTCCATCGGACACGCTGATAGGGAATGCGCTCTGGAGCGCCGATGCGTCGAACCCGCTGGATACGCTCCGCCTGTTCTTCGGTGAGGTCGTGAAAGGGTCGGGCGTGAACCCCGACGTCTGCATCCTGGCGCCCGATGTCGTGCCGTATTTTCTGAATCACGCCAAGGTGCAGAACCTACTCGACAAGCGCCTCATCAACACGGGACAGATCGATCCGAAACAGCTTCCCAACGGGGCGACCTACCTGGGGCACATCAACGAGCTCGGCCTCGACGTCTACTCATACCTCGAATGGTACGTGGACGACACCGGGACCCAGCAGCCCATGGTTCCGGAGAAGAAGGTCCTTCTCGGATCCACCAGGGCCCAGACGGTCATGAACTACGGGGCCGTCATCACGAAGGACGAATCCGGCCAGATGGTTACCTACATGGCGAACAGGGTACCCCGCAGCTGGGTCGATGATGATCCCGTCGTGAGGTGGGTACAGCTTCAAAGCCGGCCCCTGCCGGTGCCGACCCAGGTCGACGCCTTCTACGTGGTCGAGGTGATCTCCTGATGATACGGGCCCTGAAACGCCTCAGATCGCTCAGGGCCCTCTACCTGCCCGGGGATCTCGTCCCCGGGCTTTCTCCTGAAGAGGAGAAACGGCTGATCGAAAAAGGGTATGCCGAACGAGTTCCTGAAGCCAGAGATGAACCGAAAAAAACTGTCGCAAAAGATCCGGAACCTGTGGCGGAAAAAGCGGAAGTCGAGGCGGAACCTGCCGAGACTGCACCTGAGAAACAGGTGACGGAGGCTGAAGAGACCGAAAAGAAACCGTCCGGCAAGGCCAAGACGAAAAAGCCGAGAAAAAGGGGGTCCGGGAAGAAGGGTGTTGAATGAACTTCAAAGACCAGGTCCGGGCGGACTTGGAGACCCTCGTGGGTGGGGAGTTCGCCGAAGACGTGGAGATAAACGGCACTACGGTGTCCGCTGTTGTGGCCAGGGACGCGGCGCCGGAGTCTGGAAACGAGATGGCTTCCGAGGGGAGCGCTGCCCGGGCGACGGTTTTTTTGTCGGCTGAAGGCCTCGACAAGCCTCAACGCGGGGACGTCGTCAGGGATTCAGAAGGCGTGATCTGGAAGGTCGTTCAGGTGCAGCCGTTGCCCGGGGCCTACAGTCTCGTCTGCGTCTCCGAGGAAAACCCCTGGGGGTGATGTCGTGAAGACCACCGTTGAAGTCATCGACGAGGCGAGCCCGTGGCTCGAATGGGCTGCTGAAGCCTTTCCGAATTTCACCAGGTCGGCCCTGAAAAGCACCGGCTGGTGGCTCTCGCGGGAGATCAAAAAAGGTATCCGGTCCGGAGCCCCGGGAGGGAAGAGATACCCGAAACGAATGGAAGCCAAAAGGCGGCGGCCGCTGGAAGCGAAGTTCGGCGGACAATCGAAACGAATGTACCCGTGGCTGGGTCAGCTGCCCAAGGCGGTGGGGTATCAGTACCAAAAAGGCGACAATTCGGTTCTGGTAGGACCATTGAGCCCGAGTGCCGTCAAGCTGTTCGAAAAGCACGAGAGTGGTTCCAGAAGTCCGGCGACGCGAAAGGTCCGCCGGGCGTACTTTGCCGCCGGCGTGGGGATCAGCCCGAACAAACGAACCATCGACCTGCCGGCGAGGCCGACGATCGGGCCCATCTACGAGGCCTACGAGTCGAAGATCACGCCTCATATCGAGGAGAAGATCTGGAGCTACCTGACTGGGAACAAATCCAGGAGCAAAAGGACGTCGGCCCGGAAATACCGGGTCGTCAAAAGATGGTTTTAGGGAGGGGTGCCCGTGACTTTGCGAGAGCTGGCCCGAAGCGTGCTCGGGCATATCCGGGACGATTCGGCCGTTCAGGCCTGGTGTCAGGCGCATTACGGAAAGGACATCTCCCTTTTCCTCGGCATCGGGGGTACCCCGGACACGAACCCGAAGGATACGGACCTTCCCCTGGCGATCGTCACGGAGGGAAACATCATCTACGGCGCCGGCGGAAAGCCGGAATCGGCGACGCTGACGCTCGGGTGGGAGGTCAAGATCCATGGAAGCTCCGAAGAAGAGGGCATCCGCGAAGTCGGAGGGACGAAGGAATCCGACGATCTTGGAGAGCTGATCGCTGCGGCGATTCACGTGGTGGAGCGGGAATATTCCGTGACGTCCGTGGAAATGGCGCCGGCCACGACGGGCGAATGGGCACCTCGCTTCCCGGGTGTCATGACCGTTTCGATGCAACTGAGGTAAGGGATCACCTGAAAGGGGTGAATGAATGTGGCGAATGTACTGAATCCCAATGACATCATTATTGGGACCGGGAAACTGTACATCGACGGTGTCGATGTTGGGCAGCTCGAGGGTGAGGTCCAGTTCACCCACGGCAAGAGCTATTACGAGAAACAGGCGGGATTTCCCGCCGCGACGATTCTGAAGATCATCCAGGAAGAGACCTGTGTGGCGAATGTCTCCCTCCTCGAGGCGAACCTGAGCAGGCTCAGGTCACTCATGGACGAGTACGCCGCGTATACGGCGACTGCAGGAAGTGCCAGCGTCGAGGATGAGGCGGTGACGGTGACCGCGAACAAGAACACCAAGCTGGCCCACGAGTTTTTGACCGGGTCGATCACCGTCACGGATGCCGAAGCAGGCGCTCTCGTGGAGGGAACCGATTACTACCTTGACCGTCTTGACGGCCAGATTTGCCGCGTTCCGGGTTCGGTGAATATCGCCGACGGCGACACTGTGCTGGTGAGTTACGACTACGTGACCTACGATGAATCGGGCTTCGGTTTCGGAGGCGCCGGTTCGGAATCTACTGAACATCAGCTCGTTTTCGTTCACAAAAAACGGGACGGAACCTACCGGGTCGTCAAGATCTGGAAGGCGAAAGTGGGCGGCGATTTCGTTCTCGGTTTCAATGACGCCGACGTGAGCCCCATAGAGCTTGAGATTTCTGCAGTTGCAGATTCGACGAAGACCGCGGGACAGCAGTTCGGTCTGGTCTACGAGACGGAGACACCGCCCTTCGGCGGGTGGTGATAGCTGGTGCGTGACTTTCCAAGGCCGAGGCCTGTGAAAGTGAAAATCTTCGGCGACGAACACGAGCTGCATCGGTTGACCCGCCAGGACGTCTGGGATCTGACGGAAACCGTTGCGGAGCAGCTGCAGGGAGTCATCGAAAAGATGGTGGGCGAAGGGCTTCCCGTCCCCGAGGCCGTGAAGGGTGCCTTGAGGGGCGGGGGTCCCGCTCTCGACCTGCTGCTCAAGACAAGCTTCCCGACATTCCAGGAATGGAAGGAGCTTCCCATGAAGTACGAGCTTTCCCTTCTGGATCTGGTCTGGGACGAAAACGACCTGGCGGGAATCGTCGAGGATTTTTTCGCGCTGATGGAGAAGGTGGCCAGGTCCGCAAAAAAGATATCGACCCTGAAATCGAAGGGTTAGAGTGGCCGGTCCTTCTCCTCGCTTTGAGAACGTTCGGAATCACCGACGAGGATTTGTTCTGTCGCATGACCTACTGGCAGAGCGGCGGGTATCTCCGGGCCGTTTTCCCGGCCATGGCCCGGCTGGCACAATACAAGGCCGGGAGCGTCCTTTCCCAGGTCTTTCCCGAAAACGGGACGAAACCGAAGGGCAAAAAACGCACCGTCGACGAGATGGTGGAAATGGGACTGTTCGGAAGGGGCGAAGACCTGTGATCTCCGCCCCTCGGCTTTATCGACTATAGGGGGTGCCTCATGGCAGGACAGAAAAAAGTCCAGATCAAGATTTCCGCCGAGGCCCAGGAAGTCATCAATACCCTGAACGCCACAGGGAAGAAACTGGTCCAGTTCGGAACCAACGCCCAGAGGCTGGGCCAGAATCTGGGGACCGTCTTCAATCCGTTGATGAAAGCCGTGACGGGGATAGCAGCTGGACTAACAGCCGCCTCCGCGGCCGTCGCCGGGGCGTCACTGTCGATCGGCGGGTCCTTCGAGGACTCGATGCTCAAGGTCAAGGGTGTGGCGGGAGCGACACAGGAGGAATTCGAAGCCCTTTCCGCGAAGGCCCGCGAGATAGGGGCGGAGCTCCCCGTTTCGGCCCAGCAGGCGGCGGATGCGATGTACAACATGGCGTCCGCCGGCATGAGCGTAGGGGAGATCCTGGACGGCGTGAACGGCATCGTGGCCCTGAGCGTTTCCCAGGGATATGACCTCGCGTCCACGGCAGACGTGGTTATGGCCACGTTGAGCTCGTTCAATCTTTCGGCTTCCGAAACGGGCAGGATCGCCGACGTCTTCTCCAACGCCATCAGCAACAGTCAGCTGAACATGGAAAAACTGTCCTATGCCATGCGGTATGCAGCACCAGTGGCGAATACGCTAGGGGTATCGCTTGAGGAAACCGTAGCGGCCATGCAGGCGCTGTCTGAAGCTGGGCTCAAGGGCGAACAGATAGGTACGTACCTGCGCGGGATCATGACGGCCATCGTTGACCCGGCTCCCAAGGCTCTTCAGGTGTACAAATCGCTCGGCGTCGCCGTGCGAGATACGGAAGGCAAGGTGCGCAACTTCGCGGACGTCCTGCGAGATCTCAAGGACGCCGGTGCCGGAGCGGAAGAGCTGGTCATGATATTCGGGCGTGAACTGAGCGCCGCCGGCGCGATTTTGGTTTCTGCGGCCGATGACCTGGAAGGTTTCGAGCAGGAGCTCCGGAAGGTGGGCACGACCCAGAAGCTCCTGGAAGAACAGATGTCAGGTTTCAAGAATATGGTGAAGGAATGGAAAAGCGCGATCCAGGAGAACTTCCTGATCGTTTTTGACGGAATAAAGGACAAGGCAAAAGAAGCTGTGGGGCATTTCAGAGACCTGACCCGTGCCTTCGGGGAATGGAGCAAGGAAACCGAGGCTGTCGGAAGGGCCGTTCAGGCCTTTTTCGCGGGGCTTGGTCTCCAAATGGCAACTGTTGAGGATTTCAGCGCCGCCCTCGATTCGATTGACATCGAAGCGATCGAAAGCCGGTTCCGGAATCTGGGCGAAGGCGTGAAAGCACTTTACGAAAGCCTCAAGAACATCGCGAGCATGATCCCCTGGAAGGCCTTGGCGGAAAACCTCGATACGATCACAGGAATCATAGTCACGGGCTGGGCTGTCGGAAAGATATCCGCAATTGCGGGCGGGGTCGTCGTTCTTGGTAAGTCTTTCAAAGTCTTGGCTGATGGCGTCAAAGCGGTCGCGGTAGCTGAAGCTGCCGCCAAAGGTGGTGGTCTGCTCGCGACTATAGGGACCACATCGGCCTTGACGGGGCTTGCTGTCGCCGGGGCGGGAGCGCTTGCCATACTGGCGGCTTTCCCGGATAAGCTCGATGATTCGACAGAGAGCCTGGACACGATGCGAGCGGCTCTTGAAGGTAACATCGAGGCCTTCCAGTCTCTGCCAAAAGATGTCCAGGACTGGATGAAAAAAACCTACGACCTTGACGCCATGCTCGAACAAATCGAAACCACGGAGAAAGCTACCAAAAAGCTGGAGGAATTTTCAAAGGAGCTGGAGACATACCTCATCAGGGACTTCAATGCCTTCTACGACCAGAGCGCGGCGGCGACGGTGGTCATGCAGAAGTTCGGGGAAGACATAAAAGAGTACCTGGTTCTGGCCGGAAAAGACGGGGCAACGGCCCTCAAGAAGTCTTTCGCGGATCTTGGGCCGGACGTTCAGCAGCTGCTGGACGACGTCATGGCTGAAATTCTGGAAGGGCTGTCGTCCGACAAGGGGCTGCTCATGAGCCTGCCGCAGGAGATGACCGGGATGGTCTCTGCCATCGTCGATGTCTATGAGGATCAGGGGCAGGCGGCGGCCAGAATCATGCGCCAATATGGCGAGGACATCAAAAGATATCTGACGGAAGCGGGAACGGACGGAGTAAAGCAGTTGAAAGCGGCATTTTCGGATCTTCCGGCGGAGGTTTGGTCCGTCATGGAAGACGTCATCGGCAAGGTGCAGAAAGCGATGGCGGATGCGGCGAAACCGGTTCCAGTGGAAATGTCCTACACGGGAAACGTCGCCGAGGCGATGAAGCAGGCGGTCACGGAATTTACCGTGTATGCCGCGGATTTGGTCAACAAGACGAAGGATCTCAAAAACAGGTTTGGTCTTTCCGGCGAGGAAGCCGGAACCGCACTGGAAGAGAGCCTGACCGCGAAGCTGAGGGAAATATCCGACAAGCTGGTGAACGAGTTCGACAATCCTGCGCTTCGGAACATCTTCAGGGACACCTTTGTTGAAATGGCGGAGCAGGCCGGTGGAGGGTTTTACCGGAACCTCAGGAAATACCTGGATGATGCCCTGGGGTTGACGGAAACGACCGTGCGATCCTTAGACCAACAACTGCAGGAGGCGCTTTCCAGCAAACAAGCCGAGCTCGGAGGGGAATGGAAGGAAAACGCCGTCATCTCCGAAGACGAGAATCGCCGAATCGTTCAGGTCACCGACGGGATCCGGTACATGAGCGTCGAGCTGCAGAAGGCGAAAGAGCAATCCAGCCAGATGGGATTTGATGAGCTGGTTCGGTCACTGGGGAATCTGAAGGCAAAGATTTCGGAGGCTTTCTCTCCGGAGAACATCGACACGTCGAAAATAACGGCTGACGTTTCGTCGGCATTGAACGCCTTGTCCGGCCCCGCACAGGCGACGGGCCAGGCAATAGGAAATGGCCTTTACGACGGCATCATGCAGGGCGTAAACCGTGCCGTCAAAGAAGCAAAAACGGCTCTTGCGAACATCAAGGCTACGGGTACTCCAGCAGCAGCCGGCGGCTCCGTGACTGACGCTATGAGGGGTGAGCTATGATGGCATTCGTGCTAGGCGAAATTACACTTGATTTTCCTCCAACGATCGACAATTACAGGATGGTCAACGCCATTGTTTCAGGTCGCGAAGCCACAGCTCTCTCAGGGGCACCTTTGGAGCTTGGTGTGATCCGAAAACGGGTTTGGACGCTGACGTTTTATCCAGGGTCGCAGTATTCCGACCTCATGAATCTCGTCGGCACGGAAACGACCTTTGTCGATCATGATGGTGCTTCGTACACCGTAAAAGTGACCGGTGAGCCATCCATTTCACAATATCCCCTTGTCGATGTCGGGCTTCTTACGTTGACCCTCCGGGAGGTGTGATTATGCCGAGCGGGTTGGAACCATATGGAATAATCTCAGGGCTAGACGCTACTATAGTTTCACGGCTTCAATCAGGATTTGATGCGATACGATCTGTTTCTGGATGGGAAAATTTCCGTATACCCCATGATGCATGGATGTGGGTACCACGGTGTGATAGGGATAAAGCTGCGCCGTTTTTGCATGATAGTTTTTTCGTACGCCGTGATTCCTCCCATATGTATGGGGCTTCACAGGAATCTATGTATGCGTTTTCGTATCTTTTTGCTGTCATGGCGGCGTGGATTGCTAGGAGAGCTTGGGAGGGTTACATTGACGCTCGATCATATCTGCTAGATGCGTTAACCACACAGTGGGGCGTCCCCTCTTCCATGATTGATGCGTCTGAGTCTGACTCTATTACAATACACAACCCGTGGATGATAGAAGAGTGGGAGACAACATTTGAATGCCAAATTACATCTGTGAGGCTGATGATAGAGATAACGATAGGCACAACCACCGACGCTGATTCTGTGAGAAATTATATCTACATCCAGCGTACGACTGGACACTTACTTGTCACAGAGGATGTTATTGACGATTGGAACCCGACTAATTTAATTTCAAGTATATTGTACATGGGTGACTTCGGTCAGTTATCTAGAGGGTACCCCGCAATTGAAGAGGAGGGAGATGAACCATGGAGTCCAGAAGAATATACTCCTACTGATGCGGCGCAAACGGAGCTTTTGAGGTTGTTTGGCCGAATCGAGCAAATCCATAAGATTGCTGATCATGCTGAGCGGGTACAAGCTATACACATGAGACATCGAGGTTTGCAGGCCTTACGGTGCTATCATTCTGTTGATACTGGACCTAATTATATATTAATACAATACCCTCCAAATATTTGGGACATCATATCTGAAACCGACATTGACTATACTGGTCCAGCTTGGCTTGTTAAAAAAATGTTCACTGATGACGTAGATCGTTGGTCTAGGAATCTGACGCTTGAATATAATCCGAGCAGATGGGGAATTACATATGATCCTTGGGATTATGACCTTGTAGATTATTCCATCATTTATGTCCTTTCATACACCATACTGCTATTCAACCAGTGGGGGATAGCAACAGATCTGTTTAGTAAAAGCGTTGAGGAAATATACACGGAAATGACTAGGTGGGGATTAACCTTTATGTCTGAGTTTTCTTATCTTGAGGAGATACCTCCGGGAGTGATTCCCTCCCTTCCTGATGGTGGGGATGCTTATGTGTCTACGGGCACCATAGAACTTAGAGCGGAGTGGCCATCCAACAATACAGCCTATGTAGGACTTACTTTTGTTCTGCTCCAAGGCCCAAATGAAGGGGAATATTTCATAGAAGGATCGGTAAATCATACCATGCAAGGCTGGACTGAAGGAGGGTGGGAAATTGTTATAGAACATGACGTTCCGGTGTTCTCTTTTGCTTATCCACTAGACAATCCTGAAGAGATTCCGGTTGTCTGGACTTATTACCCAACCCCCGACGTAGGTGACCCTTATGATCACGAAGGGGTTCAACCAATTCTTATACCTGAATCACAAACAGAAAAAGGTGGATTCAAGGTATTTCACGGTTCGGAATCTATAGAGATAATTGATGGTTCTTGCACCTTTTCTGATTTTGGGCGGATGCGCGGAACTATATCTGTCAGTGAATATATTGCCCCAGGTGAAAAGATACAGATTATTTTACAGGCACCTACCGAGGACATAGTGCGTGTGACGGGAATTGTAACTAGTTTCCGAGAAAATCTGGCAGAAAACACCTTTTTGTTGGAACTGGCCGATCCCGTAACGGCTGGAGGCGGAACCGTCAAATATACGAGCGGCAACGCGATTGATGCCCTTCGGGAAGCCATTGAAAACCATGGCGGGACCTTCGAAACGTCCATCACCACGAGCGAAACGGTATTTTATCCTGACGATCCCCAGGACGCGTATCAGTTTTTCCGGGCGGTATCCTACGCTGTTGGTGGTGTGCTCCAATATGGCCGTGATGGCGTGTATCGACTTCTGGCCTCAACTACCACCCGCGAACTCACAGATACTGACATTATTGCTGATGATGATCCCACGGTTGAGGAACGCACATCAGAATATGCAAATTATGTTCAGGCAACTATTGATGAACGGTGGATGACCGAAGCGACTACACCAGTAACGGAATCTTACAGTGTTGGGAGTCAGGGTTACTCTGCTACGAGACTAGGAGAGCAAATACAGTCCGAGACAGTATCGATCGGGGGAGGATCCCTCGAAATCACATACAACTATGATGAAAATGGATATATGACGCGGAAAGAATACTCCGAAGAAGGTTCAGGCTTGGGGGCGGTCAAGATAACCAGTGAAATCACCTGGTCAAATATATCTGACGATGGTAACCGATATGACGTGGACGAGTTGCATGAGGAATTTACCTATTGTCAACTATACGATAACGTCGCAGGTTCTTTTTACAATTCTTGGGTACCAACCTCGAAGACCACCCGTGAATGGCGGGTTAACCTTAACGGGATGGCGTATATGGAAGAAGAGATCTGGGGGACTGAACCCCTATTTGCCGGAAATATAAATGTTTCAACTGATCTGTATCCTGCGCTTGGTTCGTTGATACGGCTCCATAAATATCGTGGTGGGGCCGTCATAAGTCCTGTCGCAGGCCCGTTGGAGGGTCGAGGCGTTTTCAAAAAGTACAACTACGTACACAATGGGTTTGAAGATGCTGGTGGTGGAATCCCGACAGGAACTGTCGGCTACGTGTATGCTGGAACCGAGACACGGACTATTTCTCCCCCGGCGCTCGAGATGTGTGTGGCTGAAGAGGAAAATGAAATCCATATTATAGCCGGGGCGAAAGATCAGGGAAGCATTGATGTTCTCGGGATACATAAGTATGAATGTCAGGCTGTGGCACTGGCGACAGACACAGGGATGCAGAATTTTGCACTTGGTGTGTTGTATGAAAAAAGCCGTATTCGCAAGGCGAACGTCAGCACAGCAATGGGGATGTCCCTCGCACTGGATAAGACGATGTGGCGCGGACGTGAATGGCTGATTAATAGCATTACCGTCAATTTCGACGGGGTGAATGACGACATTGAGCTGGCCACACAAAGCACCCTGAACCGGCTTTCCGACGCGCTGCCCAAAAATCCCAAGGTGTGGACGGAGGATGTGCGTAATGCCATCAACCGGCGTGTTACCCAATTTGATAACGTGTCACGGGGTAAAGTTCTGGGGCGCGTTGGGAAGCGTAGATATAACGTTCAACTAGAGGGAAAAGCCGATCCGGTTGAGGCGAAAACACTAGATGATGAACCAATTGTTGTTGGTTCAACCGCGTTACTAGTGAGACCCACTGGAAAAAATCAGCCATGGACACTCTTGAGCCCGTCGAAAGAAGATAACATATCGATCCCAGCTGAAATGGAGCAGAATTATATTACACCACCCAGCGAAAGCGAGGGTGTGCGAGATTATGTGTTTTATATTGGTTCAACGACGTGGGAAGAACCTGAACATTCTATGATTGAAATTCGCCAGGCGTCGTTTGGTGTACAAAATCCAAGTAGTACCGGATTTTTCCGGCAAATTCCACTACCTGAAACATTTCAGGGCCGTAACGTGGAGTTTGAGGTTAATGTGAAAGGTGAGATGGTATTTGGTTATATTATTCCGTCATATTCAGAACTTCCATTCCGCACTAGATATGATGTTAATTTTAGTTTTGGTTCACTTGTCTTATTTGCTGATTTTGTTGTTGACACATACCCTCAATCAGGCGATATTCTTCTGACGATGTCTGTCCCAAGTGGTCCAGCCTTAAGTTTGGGGTGGCGCACATCTTCTTGGTTTCATTACTTTGAGGGGGTAAATGAAGAGTATATTGCTCAGGAGTCAATTGTTCATGAAGGGAATGATTATTCTATTACGCGCTACTTCGACAGCACGACAAAGGTAATGTATTCACCTAGTCTGCAAACGTACATAGTAGAATCTGACTTATTAGAAACTAATAAGTATATATATCAGTTTGGGGATTTGCGACAAACTTGTCGGTTGGGGATTGATGAATATGAAGATCTAGATCCCAGGCCTGGCTATTTAACCCCTGAGTATTCTATTCCTGAGTTTTCTCTTGTAGATTCTGCATCTTTAACATTGAGTGCTGCGGGTACGTACTTTGAATCCGGCGGTGAGATTGAGTGGCTGCCTATGAAAGGACATACATTGACAGGGTGGGCGAAGGCAACGGTTAAAAATCTTAAAGTTGTCGGGGAATAACAAACCCAGAACCACAAGGGCCTCTTCGGAGGCCCTTTATTTTTGGAATGAAGGGGGAAGGGAAAGATGCCCAGGTACAAGAACGAGACGGACGGTCCGATTTGGTTCGGAGGAATCAGCTTCCAACCCGGGGAAGAGCGATCGGTGAACATCTTTTTGCCTTATGCCACGCTCGGCCTGACGAAAGTTTCCGACGAGCCCCTTGTGATGTCGCCGGTGCTGCTGTGTCAGTCGGTGACCCTCGAAGCCGGTGTTCCGCAGACGATAGAAATCCCATGGGGCTCGGATAGGGTCTCCATTTCCGCCTATGCAGGAGCAGGCGAAAGTGCGACGTTGAAGCTGGGAGATTCGACGATCGGCATTCCGATCGACGATTCTTCGGGTGGATATGTCTCGCCACAGGGAGGGTATCGATGGGTGAAGATGAACAAACTCACTTTGGAATCGGAAGCCGGCGCCACGGTTTCCCTCTTGGTCGAGGGGGTGGCGTAGATGCCCTTTCGCAGATTTGTAACTGGAGGAGGCTCATCTGCTGCTGGTGAAGGAGATGCTGGAGGTCTTGGTACTGGCGTCTTTACGCGAAACTGTGTGTTGTCCGGCAAGCGGTGGGACGAGTTTGGAGTTCCTGCTTATGTGAAGCTCCGCAACGTCATCACCACCTTCCCGAGCCATGATAACCTCTTGGGTGCAATGTCATCGGCTTCCGGCACAGCCAGCGGGGCGCTGCCCAGACCGCGGCCGACAGCCAGCATGAGCGAGTATTGCGAGCTTGCTTCAGCAAATGACTGGATCCAGTATACCCATCCCTATCGTACCGTGACGGCCGACGGGTACACGTTTATGACCCACAGCGACTATGCGCCAAATGGTTGGGAGTTTCAGGGGTCGAATGACGGGAGCAATTGGACAACCCTCGATACTGTGGACTATTCCGGTGAGACATGGGCGACCGGCGTGAACGTCTATCACGGAACGATCAACGAAGGGAGCCACGGTTCGTACACATACCACCGAATTGTTTTTACCAGCTTTGTTGGGAGCACGGTTCGGATTTATCACTTCCAGTTCTACGATTCTGACGTAACATCAACCGGCCACATCTATATCGATGCAGATGGAACAGACCCGCTCAAGATAGCGTTTGCGGATGGATACGAGGGTGGGTTACCAAAGGATGCAATCAGCGCAATCTCTTTAGGTACTGAGCTCGACTTAAACAGCGAAGTGGCCTCACTTGCGCTGTCGAATGAAGCTCTTCTAAATACCAATGCCGCAGCAGCGCATCTTTTTGCGGTTTATAACTCCGAAACAAAAAGTGTTTCTTACGAGCTCGAACCTGTGTACGAGAATCAAATACACCCAATAGATCTTTTAGCAAGCGGTTTGTCACTATACAATATCTCCAGTCCTCTCGCGGCAGGATCTTGGCAAGATATGTTTGATCAAGACTTAGCATCTTACGCGGATGGTAGTGGGAGTGTAGATACGTCGATCGAATTCACATTGCCTCAGCCGTTGATGACTGACGTTGTGTATCTGAAGTTCTATTTTTCTCACAGCACGGATACTCCGAAATTGGCAGTAGATCTTTCGGAAGATGGTTTGAGTTACGAACGAATTTGTGCTTATAGTGGGTATTCGGTAAGTGGGTGGTCCGGGCTGGGAAGTGGTACCAAAACGAAAATAATTTATCTGGACCGCGTGTACGCGGTGGCCAAATTTAAAGTATACCTGGGTGGTAGTGGAGGCAAATATACACGAGTTTATGAGAGTATGTTTAATGATGCGATGAAGAATTGGAAACGGAAGTTTTCTGATGGCAAACTGATGGAATATAACCCCACTTCGGATGAATGGCAACAAAAATACCGCGTTCCTCTGGGAATGTTGAGTATCTGGAGAAATGCCGATGATAATGGATGGGATTTGTCATCATTTTGGCCGACGCACGTGCCGCAGATGACTTTTGCTCCCTGGTTTAGAAATACGTTTGAGTAACTCTACAAGAATATAGGTCCAAACAAAGGCGATCACCGAAAAGGTGGTCGCCTTTGTTGTTGGAGGTGCCCGGCATGGAAACTGCAGCCTATGGGTGTTTTGCGATTTCTCTTGTCGCCCTTCTTGTTCTTGTCGTGAGCTCGAAAAGCAGGTTTTGAGGAGAAAGGACGGTGATCACGATGCGGTTCGAGGATGTGTTCAGGGTCGTTCTGGGCTTTGAAGGTGGCTACAGCAACGACCCGAACGACAGGGGAGGCGAGACGAATCTGGGTGTAACAGAGGGGACCCTTCGATCCGCCCAGGCGAAAGGCTGGGTGCCGGCGGACGTAACGGTGAAAACGCTGACGGTAGAGCACGCGAGGACCATCTACAAAAAGGGCTACTGGGATCCGATCCGAGGGGATCTCTTGCCGGAGCCACTTGATCTGATCCTCTTCGACGCCGCAATCAACCATGGGCCAGGAGGCGCCACAAAATTACTCCAGGAGGGTCTGAATTCGATACTGCTCGGAACCCCGCTTGTCGTCGATGGCGCATTGGGCCCTAAAACGTTCGGAGCCCTGGTGGAGCTCCTTGAAACGGACAAGCGCCTGACCAAACAAAACCCCGATCTTGAACCGCACTTTCTCCTCAGATATCTCTGCGTTGACGTACTCATGAATAGAACGGAATTCTTCAGCTGGCTCGCAAACCGGAGCGAGTCTCAACGCAAATTTTTGAGGGGCTGGATCCACCAGAGGGTCATCAGACTGGCCGAAAAGGCGGGGCTCGAGTCATGACCCCGGCGCGCACGACGGAGGATATCCTCCAGGAGATTTTGAAAGAACTCCAGGGTATGAACGGGCGCCTGTATGTGCTCGAAACTCAGGCCACAGAACGCCAGGAGCTTTGCCGGCTGCACGAAAAGCAACTGGTTCAGCACGACAAACGCCTCAGCGGGCTCGAGCAGGACAGGGCTCGGGTCGAAAGCCTTCCGAAGCGAGTCGATGATCTCGCCGACGACGTCCAAGATGCTAGGGACGCCTTGTCTTCCCTGAAAGGCAGCTGGAAGACCTGGCTGGCGATCATAAGTGCCGCGTCGGGGTTTCTGGGCGGTATTATCGGAGCTTTAATGCGAAGGGGAGGTGGATAGGATGGCATCGCTGCTGGAGTACATCCCGGCGATAGGGAGCATCATAGACCGCGTCGTTCCGGATCCTAAACAGAAAGAACAGCTAAAATACGAGCTTGCGAAACTGCAGGCAGACGAGAACGTGGCCAGGATGGGCGTTCTGCAGTCGATGTTCCAGCATGAGAGTTTGTTCGTAGCCGGCGGGATACCGAGCCTTATCTGGATCGGAGTGTTGTCGCTGCTGAACAACTACGTGCTCATGCCCTGGATGGGTGTCATCGGGCTTTCCGCTCCGGCGGTGGAGTTGCCGGAACAATATTGGACGTTGCTGGGATGGATCGTTACGGGCCTGTTCGGGAAAAAGATCGTCGATGACAACGCCTGGTTCTGGAAGGGAAAGCTGGTTTCACCGTCTAAAAAGTCTCTCGAGGCTTCCATATACACCAATACCGCACCGGTGGAGAAGATCCTCGAGCAGGAAAATGCCGAGGATTACGTGGAACGCCGGCTGGCGGAATTGAAGGCAGAGATGCAAGGAAGGGGGGGATTAAAATGAGAAAATTTCTTGCGGTTATCGTTGCCGTCGTCTTCATCGGCAGTTCAATGGCGTGGGCGGGGCAGGGGGAGGAACCTACCGGTATTCTTGACCTGCCGTTCCCCTGGAACGTCATCGGCGCGGCTGCGGCGATCCTTTTGATCGGAACGTTTCTCTTCCGGATGATCAAGAAACGATGGTGGTGGAAGAAGGAGGATCAGCGATCGCCTCCTGAAGAGGGTGTCAAAGGGTCCGAACAGAAAACCCCTTAATTGTGATTGGAACGTATGCCCCGGTGAACCAGTGCCGGGGCTTTCTCTTTTTCTGTGAAAGAGTGTAGAATTTACTCACAATAATTTGAACCTATGGGTTCGAATTCCGATTACCAGCAGTAATTTAAGGCGGGCACAAAGACGGGCACAGGAAGCGAAAAGCATTGAATAGAAAAGGACATCGATTACCCCACGCTCCACCAGT